GTTCCTTATCGGCGTCGCGGCGGGCGGCGCGGCGGGCGTGCTGCTCATGGCGCTGGCCGTCGTCGCGGACCGCGCCGACCGTGACCCGGAGCGGTGCCCGTGAAGGGCTACGAGTTGGAGGCGGAGCTGGTGGCCGACTGCCGCCGCGCGGCGGAGGCGATGAGCGTGGTGCTCGAAGTGGCCGGCCAGTACCGTGCCGACAAGGCCGGGCAGGATAGAGGCTTCCCGGACGCGGTGCTGCACGCGGGTGGGCGCTCGCTCCTCGTGGAGTTCAAGAGGCCGAAGGCACGGCACTCCCGCGCCGGGCGCTGCTCGCTCGACCAGATAGCGGCGGCGGAGCGGCGGCGGAGCTGTGGCGTGGACACCTATCTCGTGGACTCGCTGCACGACTTCGTGGCGCTCGCGAACTACGCGAGGACCGGGAGGCCACGACGGCAGTTGCGCACCGTCCTGGGCGAGCACAACGACACGACGACGACTGGAGGCGATGCTGCGTGACCCCGGCTACTGCCACAGCTGCCGCTACCCGTTCCGTCTGCGCGGGCGGCTGCGGTACGGTCCTCTCGCGCTACAACGAGGACCGGGACGGACTATGCGCCCTCTGCCGCCGGAAGGCGGAAACGGAGCCAGCCGCCGAGACGGCAGCCGACGCTATCGAGCGGCTGGTGGCGGGCATCCTGCTCACGCACGACGCGCTCCACCCCGGGGAGCCGGTACACCTGGGGCTGGAGCTGGCTGCCTACGGAGTCGCGGCCGACTCGTGGACGGTGGGGCTGGCGGTCCGGCACCTGGGCACCCGCCACGGCATCATCGCGAGCGGCGAGCGCGGCCAGCCGGGCTACACCGTCAGCGACTGGGAGCGGCGCTACCGGCCGATGCGCGGGTTCGGCGGCGTCGAGATACGGCGCGACGAAGAGACGGGGCAACTGTTGCCGCGTTTGTTGCCGCAGCCGGACGAACCGCCGGACGTACTACCCGGGCAGTTGTCGCTTCTAGGCTCGGAAAAGACTTCCGAGGGGAGTTCCCGCGAGCCTGAGGAGTAGCCGACCTGAGCCTGCTGGACGGGATGCGCATCGACGCGCCGCCGATGTTCGCTGACTAGGGCGTTTTAGACTCCACGGACCGGCCAGCCTAGGCTGGCCGTGATGGGCATCCCGGTACCCGGCAAATCACGGCGCTGTGCGGTCTGCGGCGCGACCTTGGCTCCGGACAACGCGTCCGGCGCTTGTACCTCCCACCCGCCTTACGACCCGCGCACCGACCCCGAGTTCGAGAGCTGGCTGCTGTGCGTCCTCCGCAGACGCCGCGGGCGGCTCGTACAGCCGCTTCTGGAGCTGCGCCGCGCGGGCAAGGTCTGTCCGTCCTCGCGGGAGGCGCGGGACGCCATACACGACCGCATCGAGACGCTACGACGAAACGGGCACCACATCCGCGGCCGCGTCGGGCAGTCCGGCGGGTACGTCTACGTCCGCGGGCCGAATGATGCCCGCGTTCCTAGGTCCGGTCACGAGCGACAATGAGGTGCCATGCCCGCAAAAGCTCACAGCGCTAAAAAGCGCGAGACCCCGGCCACCGTCCTGGAGTGGCGTCCTGTCGCGGAGGTCATCCCGTACACGAAGAACCCGCGACTCGCCCCGGAGGCGGCTATCGCCAAGGTCGCCGCCTCCATCCGGGAGTTCGGCTTCCGGCAGCCCATCGTCGTGGACGGCAAGGGAGTGGTCATCGCCGGCCATACCCGGCTCGCCGCCGCGAAGCAGCTCGGCCTGGAGCGCGTGCCCGTCCTGGTGGCCGCAGACCCGGAGCCGTACCCGTACCGGCTGCGCATGGACGAGACCACGGGCTGGCACCGCGGGAAGCCGACCGAGCCGCGGCCGGCCAAGACGGGGACGGAGGCGGAACGTGCCTCGTAGACCCGCAGCTATCGACCTGGAGGCGCTGGAGAAGCTGGCCGCGATGCAGTGTACGCAGGAGGAGGCGGCCGGGTTCTTCGAGGTGGCGCGCGAGACGCTGAACCGCAAGCTGCGGCAGAGGCAGTACCGCGAGGCGTGGGAACGCGGGCGGCTCACTGGCCGTATCTCCATCCGCCGCAAGCAGTTCCAGAAGAACAGCGACACCATGCTCATCTGGCTGGGCAAGCAGTACCTAGGGCAGAGCGACCGGCCGGACGCCGACGAGCGCAAGCGGGCCGCGTTCGAGGAGTATCTGGCCATGCAGAAGGGCGAGCGGCCGTGAGCCCGGCTATCGGCGCCCTGAGTCCTAAGCAGCGCGCCGCGTGGTGGGCGCTGGAGGACTGCGGACTGGTCATCCTAGAGGGCGCAGTCCGCTCCGGCAAGAGCGTCGCCGCCGACCACGCGTTCGTGGACCTCGCCGCCCACGGGCCGCAAGGGAACCTGCTGCTGGCGGGGCGCACGCAGGATACCGTCATCCGCAACGTCATCCACCCGCTCATGGACGTCTTCGGCGAGGGCGAAGTCAACTTCAACCGGGGCAGCCGCGAGCTGAGGATTCACGGCCGCCGGGTCTACGTCGTCGGGGCCAACGACGAGCGGGCGCAGGAGAAGATACGCGGGCTCACGCTGGCCGGGGCCTACGTGGACGAGGCATCGACCATCCCCGAGTCGTTCTGGATGATGCTCCGCTCGCGGCTCTCGGCCGAGGGTTCGCGCATGATTGCGACCACGAACCCTGACGCTCCGCTCCACTGGCTGAAGCGCGACTGGCTGGACCGCGCCGACGAGCTGGGCGTCGGGCGCTTCTCCTTCCGGCTGGAGGACAACCCTCACCTGCCGGACGCCTACGTGGAGTCGGTCAAGCGCGAGTTCACGGGCCTCTGGTACCGGCGCTTCATCCTCGGGGAGTGGGTGGCCGCCGAGGGCGCGGTGTTCGATATGTTCGACCCCGTGTTGCACGTCTCCGACGAGCTTCCCGCCATGCAGACGTGGTGGCTGTTCGTGGACTACGGGACCGCCACCGTGACTCACGCTCTGCTGGCCGGGCTGGGGACCGACGAACGCCTTTACGTGGCCCGCGAGTGGCGCTGGGACGCGAAGGAGCGGCGGCGGCAGCTCACCGACGCCGAGTATTCCGTGCACCTCCGGGACTGGCTGGCCTCCGGTGCGGACGGGGCCTACCGGGTGAACGGCAAACCCGCGCCCGTCCAGCTCAAGCGGGCCTACGTGGACCCCTCCGCCGTGTCGTTCTCGGCGCAACTCCGGCGCGACGGCTGGGTGAAGCCGCGCGAGGCCGAGAACGACGTGCTGGACGGTATCCGCTACACGGCCACGCTGCTCACGTCCGGGCGGCTGTGCATCCACCGCTCGTGCGCGCACCTTATCCGCGAGCTGACCGGGTACCGCTGGGACGCGAAGGCGCAGGAACGCGGGGAGGACTCGCCGGTCAAGGCCGACGACCACGGCGTGGACGCGCTCCGCTACGGCGCTTACACGACCCGGCGCTATACGCGGCGCTGGCTGGTCTACGACACCACGAAGGAGGCGGCATGAGGCTGTCCATCCCGTTCTGCATCCCGTTCGCCAGCGACCCGCGCGCGGTCGCGCGTCTGACGCGCTGGCTGTTGTGCCTGCCGCTGGTGGACGAGGTATCCGTCCCTGTCTTCCGACGCCGCGCCATCCGGCGCATGAGGAGTGATGACCTATGAGCCTGCCCGACGACCGCGATATGGCGTGGCCGCCTCCGGGCGCGGTGCCGGAGGCCATCCACACGTGGCGCGCGTGGTACGCGGGCAACCCGGCCCAGCTCGCGTCGTCGGCCGCGCCACCCGCCGAGAACAAGTATGCGCGGGCGTTCTTCTTCCGGCGCAGGCAACGGCAGCAGAGCATCGTTCGGCAGCCGCCCCCGGTCCACGTCCCGCTGGCGGCCGAGATTGCGCAGACGAGCGCGGACCTGTTGTTCGGTGAGATGCCCGAGATTGACGTAGCTGACGCGGTGCAGCAGCGGCTGGACGAGCTGACCTCCGGGACGGGCGTGGCGAACACCCTGCTGGAAGCCGCCGAGCTGTGCGCGGCTATCTCGGGCATATACCTGCGCGTGAGCTGGGACACGGCCGTGTCGGATATGCCGTTCCTGACCACGGTCGCGGCCGACCACGCGGTGCCCGAGTTCCGCTATGGGCGCCTGCAGGCGGTCACGTTCTGGCACGAGCTGCCGGCCGAGGGGCGCGAGGTATGGCGACATCTGGAGCGACACGAGCCGGGCGTCATCCTGCACGGACTCTACGTGGGCGACAAAACGAACCTCGGCGTGAAGGCGGCGCTGACGGCGCACCCGCAGACGGCCGACCTAGAGGAGACGGTCGCCCTGCCGGAGGGTATCCCCGGCGGGATGCTGACGTGGTACGTGCCGAACATGAGGCCCCTGCACGATGCTCCCGGCTCGCATCATGGTCGTGCCGACATCGCCGGCGCGGAGTCGCTGCTCGACGCCCTCGACGAGGCGTGGTCGTCCTGGGCCCGTGCCGTGCGCCTCGGCAAGGCACGCATCATCCTTCCGCATGACGCCCTCGATCCGGCGAACCGTGACCGT